CTACGAAGGATTTATTGATGAGCACGGAAGCCCAGTCTTCAATACTCCGGATCATGACATCTTCGACCCACAAGGAGAGCTAATAGACATAGGAGTTATAGACAGTTGGCAGAATGAAGCTGACGGTTTAAGAAACGATCAAGACGCATTAAATGAGTTTTATAGACAGTTTCCAAGAACTACAGAGCATGCGTTTAGAGACGAAACAAAAAACAGTATATTTAACTTAGTTAAACTATACGAACAAATAGATTACAACGAAGAAATGTCTAACACATTAGGTATTACTAAAGGTAATTTTCAATGGGTTAATGGCGTTAAAGATAGTAACGTTATATTTTACCCAGATCCAAAAGGTAGGTTTAAAGTGAGTTGGGTACCACAAACACAACTACAAAACAATGTTGTTTTAAAAAATGGTATTAAATATCCCGGCAACGAACACATAGGGGCTTTTGGTTGTGACAGCTACGACATATCAGGAACTGTAGATGGTGTTGGTTCTAAAGGTGCTTTGCACGGACTAACAAAGTTTAGCATGGAAGAAGTTCCTTCTAACATGATATTCTTAGAGTACCTAGCAAGACCACAAACTGCAGAGATATTCTTTGAGGACGTTCTAATGGCTTTAGTGTTTTACGGGATGCCTATACTTGCAGAGAATAATAAACCTCGTCTATTGTATTATTTAAGAAGACGTGGTTACAGAGGTTTTAGCATGAATAGACCAGACAAAATATGGAACAAACTATCTACAGCAGAAAAAGAAGTAGGTGGAATACCAAACTCAAGTGAAGATATAAAACAAGCTCATGCCGCAGCAATTGAAATGTATATACAAGATCATGTAGGTTTAAAACAAGATGGTAGTTTTGGGGATATGTATTTTAATGAACTACTAAATGACTGGGCTAAGTTTGATATAAACAAAAGAACAAAGCATGATGCTGCTATAAGCTCAGGATTAGCTATCATGGCTTGTAACAAACATCTTTATAGACCAAACGCACCAATACAAAAACCTAAACTAAACATAAGTATTGCTAAGTACTCAAACAACGGTAGTACATCTAAATTAATTAAAGAATAAATATGGCAGAGTCTGTTATAAACAATTATTTTCCAAGCCAAACAGTTAGTGATAGCGAAAAAGATTCGTTAGAATATGGTTTTAGAGTAGCTAAAGCTATAGAGCGAGAGTGGTTTAATGTAGAAAACGGAAGTAACAAGTATAGAACTAATCACAACAACTTTCACAGTCTTAGATTATACGCTAGAGGAGAACAATCAATACAAAAATATAAAGACGAATTATCTATAAACGGTGATTTATCTTATTTAAATTTAGACTGGACGCCGGTACCTATTATACCTAAGTTTGTAGATATAGTTGTGAATGGTATTGCAGAAAGAACATATGATATAAAAGCTTATTCACAAGACCCTTACGGTGTTGAAAAAAGAACTGAGTTTATGGATAATGCTTTAAAAGATATTCAAAACAAACAAATTAATGATGTAGCTAAGGAAGAAATGGGAATTAATCTTCGTAAAAGTGAAATGGTAGATTTGCCTGAAACTAAAGAAGAACTTGAATTATACATGCAACTTAGTTACAAACAAGCTATTGAAATTGCAGAAGAACAAGCTTTAAATGTTTTGTTTGATGGTAATAGATACGAGTTAATTAAAAAACAATTTTATTACGACCTTACAGTTTTAGGTATTGGTGCTGTTAAAACAAACTTTAACACATCAGAAGGTATTACTGTTGATTATGTTGATCCTGTAAACTTAGTTTATTCTTACTCAGAATCCCCATACTTTGAAGATATATATTATGTTGGTGAAGTTAAAACAATACCTCTAAACGAGCTTGTAAAACAATTCCCTGATTTAACTCAAGATGAGTTAGAAGACATAACTAAAAACCAAAACTATCATCAAAAAAATTACAACAAAACACACAGTAATTTAAGAGAAGAAGACGGTAACAAAATTCAGGTTTTATATTTTAATTATAAAACTTTTAAAAACGAAGTATACAAAATAAAAGAAACTGGTAGTGGTGGTAGTAAAGCTATTGAAAAAACAGACACTTTTAATCCTCCAAACGATAAAAATACAAACTTTGAAAAACTAGGTAAAAAGTACGAGTGTCTATACGAAGGAGCTTTAATTCTTGGCACTAAAAAACTGTTAAAGTGGAAGTTAGCTGAAAACATGATGAGAACTAAAAGCGATCATACAAAAGTTAAAATGAACTATAGTATTGTTGCTCCACGTATGTACAAAGGTCGTATTGAATCTTTAGTTAAGCGTATTACTGGTTTTGCTGATATGATACAGCTAACACATTTAAAATTACAACAAGTCTTGTCTCGCATGGTGCCAGATGGAATATATTTAGATGCTGATGGTCTTGCTGAGATAGATTTAGGTAATGGTACAAACTACAACCCACAGGAAGCTTTAAACATGTTCTTTCAAACAGGTAGTATAATTGGTAGATCATTTACAAGTGAAGGTGATCAAAACCCAGGTAAGGTGCCAATACAGGAAATATCTAGTGGAAATGGTGGTGCTAAAATGCAGTCTTTAATTGGTAACTACAATTACTACATGCAAATGATAAGAGATGTGACGGGCCTTAATGAGGCTAGAGATGGAAGTACACCAGATAAAAATGCACTAGTAGGTGTTCAAAAAATTGCAGCTGCTAATTCTAATACAGCTACAAGGCATATACTACAGTCTGGTTTATTTTTAACATCTGAAGCTGCCCAATGCTTGTCGCTTAGAATATCTGATGTTATAGAGTATTCACCAACTAAAGAGGCTTTTATACAACAAATAGGTGCTCACAACGTTGCTACACTAGAAGAGTTAAAAGAATTACATTTATATGATTTTGGTATATTTATAGAGTTACAACCAGACGAAGAAGAAAAAGGTATGTTAGAAAACAATATACAAATGGCCTTGCAACAACAAAACATAGAGTTAGAAGACGCTATTGATCTTAGAGAAATTAAAAACATTAAGCTTGCTAATCAACTATTAAAAATACGTAGAAAAAAGAAACAAGCTAAAGATCAAATGATTCAAGAGCGAAATATGCAAATGCAGTCACAAACAAATCAGCAAGCTGCACAAGCGGCTGCTCAATCAGAAATGCAAAAAAACGAAGCAATAACTGCTAGCAGCATGAGAATGGAGCAAATGAAAGCAGAAATAGAAAATATGAGAATGCAACAAGAAGTAATGCATAAAAAAGAGTTAATGCAAATGGAGTTTGAGCTTAACATGCAACTAAAAACTGCAGAAGCTGAAGTTGTTAAAAGTAAAGAAAAAGAAAAAGAAGATCGTAAAGACGAAAGAACTAAAATCCAAGCTACACAACAAAGTGAAATGATAGATCAAAGAAATACAGACAAAGGACCTAAAAACTTTGAGTCTGCAGGTAATGATACATTAGGGAGCTTTGGTTTAGGTGACTTTGATCCTAGTTAAAATTATTAATTATTATTATATTATATTATGGAAGAAAACTTAGAAAACGTAGTTGAAGAAACTACACAAACAACTGAACAACCAGTTGAAGAAACTAAAAAACCAAACATTAATGAAGACGGCGATTACGTTGTTAATTTAGATAAACCAAAAGAAAATGAAACTAAAGAAAATAACCCTGTCGACGAGGGAGTGGTTACAGAGCTTGATAATGCCGAGTCCACAGAAAAACAAGAAGAAGTACAACCGGAAACTGAAGCACAAGAAGCTCCAGTATTAGAAGAAGTTACTGAGGAAGAAGTTCAAGAGCAAACAGAAGAATTAGCAGAAGAAATAATAGAAGCTAAAGAAACTGGTAAAGCTTTACCTGAGAATTTACAAAAAGTTGTAGATTTTATGGAAGAAACTGGTGGTACACTTGAAGATTACGTACGTCTTAATCAAGATTTTTCTAGTTATGACGATATGACAGTATTAAGAGAATACTATAAACAAACAAAATCTCATTTAACATCGGATGAAATAGAGTTTTTAATTGAAGACTCATTTTCGTATGACGAAGAAGTTGATGAAGAAAGAGATGTAAAAAAGAAAAAAATAGCGTTAAAAGAGCAAGTTGCCAGCGCTAAAAGCCACTTAGACGGGCAAAAGTCTAAATACTATGAAGAAATTAAAGCTGGGTCAAAGTTGACTCAAGAACAACAAAAAGCTGTAAACTTCTTTAATAGATATAACGAAGAGTCAGAAGAAACTCAAAAAATAGCAAAAACAAACACAGATATTTTTAATAAAGAAACTGATAAAGTTTTTAACGACAGGTTCAAAGGTTTTGAATACAACGTCGGAGATAAAAAATATAGGTTTAATGTGAAAAATGTTGCTGAGGTAAAGCAAACCCAAAGTAGTTTAGAAAATTTTACTAAAAAGTTTTTAGATAAAAATTTATCTTTAACAGACGCCAAAGGTTATCATAAATCTTTATTTACAGCCATGAATTCTGATGCTATTGCTAATCACTTTTACGAACAAGGTAAGGTTGATGCTTTAAAAGAAAGTGTTACTAAATCTAAAAATGTAAGTATGGATCCTAGAAAATCATTTTCAAATGACAATACTAGTGGTCCAAAAGTAAGAGTACTTAGCGATGATTCTCCTAGCTTTAAGTTTAAAATCAAAAACAATAAATAAATTATAAATTTAAAAATTACAAATTATGGCAATTAATGGAGGACTTAGTTTGAATAGTGTACCTGCTTCACAGAAGCAAACACTAGCTACAAACTACTTAGATTTGGCTAACAGCTCGAATGCTGGTTGGTCACAACAATATTTACCAGACCTAATGGAAAAAGAAGCTGAAGTTTTCGGACCGAGAACTATTTCAGGTTTCTTAGCACAAGTTGGGGCTGAAGAAGCGATGACTGCTGACCAAGTTGTTTG